TTATACCATTTAGTATATTGGTGATATATGGGACATGTTCGTAGTACTTGTTGAGTTTCAACTTTTTGAGAAGACCACGAATTTTTGCGTGGGTAATGTCTTCCAATTTTTTGATTTTAATTTTTTTGAGTTCAGATCGAAGTTGTTCTATGACCTCATCTGGTATGTTGGTAAGCTCCTGTGCTTGGAATTGTGACAACCATTCGTTGAAATGATTCTCCCGTTTGTATGAATAGTTCACAACTTTTTCGGATGTTTCTTGTTCTTCCTTATATGTTAATTCTTCACTAATGAGACAGGCTATGATTGCACCACACGAGTCACACACGAGATCACTCGTGTCATGAAAATGTAAAAGATTGCTATCTGGACACGTTTCACAACGGTCCATTGTTTTCACAATTTTTCTTGGTATATTTTGTTTTTCAACTACAATTAAATAGTCGGTGTAAATATCTTTTCTCTTCAAACCAACCGTCTCCTTTACATTGAATATGTTATCGGTATTTGAAATTTCTTCAGTTTCATCTGTATGTTGATTCATATAGGGCATACATTTCATGATATACTCCGCCATCTCACTTTGATATTTGTTAGTATTACCCGGGTCCTGTTTTATCAGATTGCTCCATTCTTCCAATCGATTGTTATATCTACTTAAAAAATTACTCTCCATTTCATATATAAAGAGATGTTCTTCAAACTTTTAAGTAATCTTTTTTACTTTTATAAATATCTTACCACACCACGTGATTATTCTATAATTTCTGAGGAAATTGCGTATGAGATTGATCATGATATGAAATATCAAATTGAAGATGATTTTTGGTTGAAAGAGAGCAAATCTTGGGAAGATGGTATTTTAGATGAATACTACCTGTATGCAAAAGGTAAGAAATTCAGACATACCATGATTCCCCAAAATATCAGGTGGGTGATTTTACGGGTGAAGTATTATTTCAACGGAAAGGAATACACAGCAATTTCAGATGATATTAATTTTAAACCTGGTGAGAACGAGAACAGTGCTATGCATTTTAGTATCCCTTTGAGTAGTGCTTGGGTGGTTGATCACGACGATAAACCAAAAAGAAACATTACTGAAAAGGTGAAACGGTATTCGGGACCACGAAATGACTTTCATGGACAAAAGGTCCCACTTGAACATTTTTTATATTATGAGAGAGATACGTTGGAAAAGGAATTCCCCAAAATCGTGCTCACCAATACACTGGGTATGAAAAAGACTATCTCAACACTACATGATTTTACTACTGATCTTCAGATACCTTAGTCGCTAGATAAAACTTGAGATCCCCCAAATTTGCGACATTGTATTTTAGAATTAAGAACCTATTTCCTAGTTCTTGTATAATTTGCACAGACGCACACATACTCGTCGCCTTTGTAAAGATATTCATATATTTCAAACTATACAAACCGGTAATTGCTGGACTTTCTTCGGGACATTCAATAATTGTCTCTTGATTGGCAAAGTCTCCATCACATTTGAATTGAATATTCTTACCACATCTCTGAATTTCAATTTCCGTACCAATGTTTGACATGTCACGACACAGCCTCTGAAAATCAGCCGATGGAAGGGTTGTTATAGTGGTCATTTCAACATCGGGAACCTCGATACGACTTTCATTAATATCTAAGAGTTTCAATTGAAAATTCGATTGAGTCTTCTTATTTTCACTGATAATTTCTATATTCATGTATTCTTTACAATTGATAGAAATTCTGAGAACATCGTTGTTGGTAATTGTCTTTAAAAGTTTAAAGGTATTTGAAATATTAATACCAGCTATGATTTCTTCTTGATTGCATTCATATTCCTCAAAGTTTTCAGCAGCCAGGTGCATATCTATGAGGGATGTTCTAGCTGTATCTAGTGTAACGATATACATCCCATCTGGTCTAAAGAACACGTTGACGTCATTAAGAATATCCTTAAGGACTTCAAAAGTGGACTTAAAAGCCGAAGCTTGAATGGTAGTAAGTTTCATATCTATTGTGAATAGAAATTACATCTTTAAATCCGTATATGCCACACCTTTAGACACGTCGCGGTTAATCTTCTCTTCCAACTCTTTAGTCATCGCAGGCTGGAGAGCACGACCGTAATCATCCAGACGAAACATATCAGAGTTATCATTACCATCTAAACTAGACATAGAACAACCAAATGCGCCAATACCAGAGTTTTCAACCTCTTTCTTTGGTAGTAGAGAATCAAGCCAATTCTTAATTTCATTACCCACCAGGATCTTGCCATTCTTTGTTAGCATGGTGGGAACTCGGTTGATTTTATTTTTATAGTTTGGTGGTATCCCCTGTGTATTAATGTTATGAAAATGTACAAGCTGTTTCAACTGGGGAATGTTGTTGATATAGTCGATGACATCCATCGAATGCTTACATCTTGGGCTATAAATCAGCAGTGACATCTACTATGTATAAGGGTATTTTCTAAAAAAAAATTAACGCGTTATAGTAAATATGAATTACTCAGTTGCAATCATCCTCCTCATGGTGGTGATTTTTATGGTAACTTCCCGAGAATCTTTTACAGAAGCGTTCGGTTTATCAGGCTACACAAAACCAACTGGTACAGTGAAACTTGAGGACCCCAGACCAGACCTTTCTAAATACACAAAGGTTGAGGCCAGTGTTGATAATGATGCGATGCAGGAGTTTGTACTCCAAGCCAATAAGGAGATATCTAAGCGTACTGGTCTTTGCACCTACATTATCGAAACAACTTCGGTCTCTCATTACAAGGGTGACGAGAAAGATATCTATGAATGTACGTTCATGGTTATCAAGAAGGGTGGGTTCTCCTTCGGGTTTTCCGTCGTTGCATCTTACGAAGTTGAGAATAATAAGGTGACCCTCGTGTCTCTCCGATCTCAACCCATCGATACAGATGTACCAGGTGACATCAGTGCATTTTCCGAAGGATCTCCTGGTAAAGAATTCCTTGAATACAAGCTTGTAAATGAGGCGGCCATGCCCACTAAGGCTGAGTTGGATTCGATAAAAAATAAGTCCGAGTAATTGTAATGATAAGCATCGATGATGTGAATAAGATTGATGAAAAGAGAAAACAAATCCGAAAGGAAATTTACACAAAAATATATGAACAGTTTTCTTCTAAGATTAGACAATCTGTCGAACTTGGTCATAAACAGATTTTTTTGACCATTCCACGCTTTCTATTGGGATATCCAGCATTTGATAGAGCTTCAGCCGCGAAGTATATAAGCAGACAGTTTGCGTTGGGTGGATTTACTGTTCAAGTTATAAACGAACATGATATATATGTTTCTTGGTATTCTTCCAAAAAGAAAAAGGAGAGGAAGCAGCTCCCGGACACAGATTTTCCAAACCTCATGAATCTCAAGAAAATTGCAAATAAGTACAGGGGGAGTGCGTAGTAAAATCCTATTTTAAAAACCACTTTAATCATAAATGGACAACCTCAATATATTGGTAGAGGCTAAGCGTGAATACCTGGGGCAAATGTGCCTCATCATGTGCCCAGCTATGATTGAAGTCTTTCAGGACATGTATAACGAAGCCGTGACTATGTCCAAGGGACGAAAAGTTCTCATAATGTTTCAAAAATTACTCAAGGAAGTACCCAACTGGTCCAATGCGATGTCAAAAAATCACTCTGACAACATTTCTAACAGGTGTGCATGGTTTAATGATTTATTGGCAGCTGTATTTGTTGCCTGTACCAAGATTCTCTCAGCTGTTCGCCTCAAGGCTGACAATAAGAAGATTTCTCTCAAACTCCCAACTACGGAAGTTTTTATTCAAACGTGCTACAACAACGTCGCCAAAGATATTTACAAGGATCCTTACGTCTTCAGTGAAGAACAAAGTGAATACCTAAGGGATGAGAATTTGACCAATCGTTTCTCGATTTGTATAGAGAATACCGTCAAAGAATTGATTCCGGTGCAACAAATTCTTCAAACATATATGTCTCAAGAGACTAGAGACATCTCCCTCGATGGTGATATTCAGGATGGTATTGATCCCGACGTACTTGAAGATGAAGAAAACCCTTTCCCAGAAGAAGTAATGGAACCACAGCCGGAGATGGAGCCAGAGATGGCACCAGAGCCAGAGTCGGAGCTTGGGCCGGAGCCTGAACCAACCGGTCTCGAGAATGAATTTAAGACTGTCCATGGTGTTACGGCCCCGAACCCAGAACCGGAACCGGAACCGGAACTAGTACCAGGACCAGAACCAGGCGATGATGATGTTTTTTTTGGGGACGCACCTGAACAGCGTACAAAAAAAGTTGGCTATAATTAAATGGAACTCTCCGACTATCTTCGGGACCCCGCGAGTGCTGCTCTCATCGCGGCTGGTATCACTGCAGCCTACATTCACCTAAAGGCTAACCTCAATAATGAGGGCAAGTTGGAACTCAACAAATACACCAAGCCCGCCATACTCAATGCGATTCTAGTATTTTTCATCGTATCTGGTGGTATTGGACAAAAAGAATCTATCTCATCTGATCCTTTCTAAACTTAAAGATTAAACTATTAAAATAAGAAAATGGCATCCGTTTCTGCGTTTAACGATATGATGGGTCAATTTCTTGTGGAATTGCACAAGACTTTTCCAGATGAAAAAGGCATTAAGAAAATGATGACATCCTTCGATGTACTGAAGTCATCCAACCCGCGTCTCGTTGTAGATGCTTTCATGAATGGTGTTTCCCCCTACGCTGATAAGATTTCCGCGAAGGATGAAACATTTCTCCTCAAGGAGATTGATACAATCGATTTCCTCAAGGATCTCAATATTAAGTCCTATTGGGTGAGAATGACAGCCAATACAAAGGCTGCGACATGGCAGTATCTACAGACACTGTACATGCTTGGCACTACGATTACTTCAATCCCAGATGACACTTTGAAAATGATCGAAGGGATCGCGAAGGACTGTGCTGACAAGATGCAGGATGGTGATGGAGAACTTAACCAGGAAGCTCTTATGAAAATGATGGGCAATATGCTTGGTAGTCTTCCTAAAAAATAAACCTCAACCTATACTAAATGAAAGTTTGGTTTGAGGATCCTCAACAACTATTCAGGACCGATAAAATTTCTCAGTTCTGGCCAACCAGTGAGCAAACACCAGAAGATCGCATCAATGCTGCTTCTCGATTTGTTATTTACGCCAGTTCTATGATTTATGTCATTCGTCGTGATCCTAGGATATTTGTATTAGCTGCGACCGTTCTATCTGTCATATATGTTCTTTATAAGTCTAAGATGGTGACGAATACGATTGGATATACCACGAAAGGTGAAAAACCGTGTCAAATGCCAACGAAGGAAAATCCAATGGCTAATGTTCTCATCACCGACTTTACAGATGCCCCAAACAGGTTGGAGGCGTGTTACTACCCAACCGTAAAGTCATACACAAATAACTATATAAGCGGTGACCTCCCAACGGATGGTGGAAGATCGCGTTCCCCCCTTCCCAAGTACATGCGAAACGCTGTAGATCGTCAGTTTGTGACGTCCCCCGTTTCTAAAATTCCAGGGGATCAGACTGCGTTCGCGGAGTGGTTGTATGGTCCCAAGAATGGACCCATGTGCAGGAGTGATAGTAGGTACTGTGACCCAAATGCGAGGGGTGTCCAACTCGAGGCATTTTCCGGATTAGGAGTCGATGGGGACAAGAGGTCGGGTATGTTTGCGAGGTAGAGTAGATTAAAATTCTTATGTAATAATAAATGGCATATCAGCTTCAACCAGGTCTTTCTAGAGTTCAAAATGCTGGTGCTCTTCCTCCCGTGAAGGCAACTGATGAAATTTTCGTGTATCCCCAGCCCAGTAGTATCAACTGTGGTAGCTGCCGACCAAATACCATGCTCTATGGTACTGCCCCTTACATGGCGGGTAAGGGTTCCCCAGCCCAATACATCGACACAAGTGATCAACTCCGCCCACAATCCACCTCTCGTTTTAACAAGAACATAGTTCAAACTTATGAGCGTCGTCTTTTCCCCCTGTCCAATATGGAGTGCAAAGTTCCCCTCCGTACAATAAGCTATGAACCTATGAGCACTCGAGCAGAGGTCCAAAATGGTCTCTTTCAAAAAAGGTACGCTAATAAAAATGTCGGCAACATGTAAGAATGGCTGATCCCATTTCACTCATGGCTGTTGCTGGTTTGATATACGCTGGTCGAACTTTGAGTACTAAGTCTGTTGCTCCACCTCCCGTGGAGGCGGTTCAACAAACAGTAGCCAAAGATCCCATAGTAGAAGTCGAAGTCAAAAATGATAATTTTAGTCCTATGACCGGGGTACCCCAAAAGAGGGAGATGGAAAGTTTCGGTGATATCACTATGCAACAGCGAAGTGGTGGCCAGGAAATTTTGAACATGAGGAATCGTTTGTATGACCAAGGTCGAATGAACAACCTATCACCTATAGAAAAACAACTGGTTGGTCCAGGCCTCGGTGTAAGTGCTGATACACCCGCAGTTGGTGGATATCAGCAAATGTTCAGGGTAAATCCAGAGAATGTTGGTGCATACAGGCTAACCACCCTCCCAGGTAGATCCGGTCCAGCCGGTGATATTACGGGTGGTCGATCCGCTGTTGTCGGGGAACTTACCCATAATAAGCCAGATACAACTGCATTTCTCCCCTCTCGCTTGCCCACGATGGCGGGTCGTGCTCAAGGTATGTCTGGTGTAGTACCACGAAACGAGCATGAGAGAACTAAACGTACAACAAACCGTTCGGAAACCGGTCTTCGTAACGATGGCCTCGGTTTCAATGGCGCGAAGCGATTTGTATCTGCTCAGACAATGTCTCAAGATCCTACCCGATTTAAGAGTGATCGCAACGATGCGCAGTACAATTACCAGAACCAAGTCAGTCCAGGTATTACCAACTTCCAGGGTGGTTATACCAATAGCGCTGCTGCTAAGGTAACCGCAAAGACGGATGAAGAGCTCATGAAGTATGGTTTCCGTCCCGATGATCGTCGTGGTAAGCCCAATCGTATGGGTAACGCGGGTCGTATGAATGTTCGTGAGAGCGCCCTCAAACAAGGTGGTCGTCTCACAACGGTTCGTTCTGACACAAGCCGCATCGATGGTCGTGTAGCCGCCGCCAACGGTGGTTGGACCCAACAGTATCAACAGAAAACCTTCCATCAATTCAACGCCTACAAGGGTAAGGCGAACCCAAATGCATGCGATTTAGACATCGCCAAGCGCCAGCTCCAGAACAACCCCCTCGCACATGGAATATATCAGTAAGTGTTTTAGATTTCAAATAAAAACAGTCATTAAAATAGTATACCTCTATTTTAATGAAGGTCTATAACCTCTCTATCGACAGTAGTGAAAGGCAAACGAATTTGTATTCATATGCGAATAATTACGTTGTCACTTTAGAGAATCCAATTTATGACGTATCTCAAATTAAATTAATATCTGGCCGGATCCCCACGCCGCAATTGGCATCATCTGCTACCAATAAAACGTTCAGTGTCGATGGAAATGTTTTCATACTTAATGAAACAAATTATGCGAATGGTTATGTTCTTGCGGAAGATTTAGAAACAGTCCTCGCCCCACCAGATTCTAACATAAGTTTGGTTGTGTATGACGAAGAAACACAGGCTTTAAACTTTTCAAATGTGGGAAACTCTAATGCTTTTACATTGGAGTTTGAATCGGGAACAAATGGATATCAGAGTACTTCATCACTTGTGACGACACCACACCAACTCATGGGTTTTAGTTCCAAAGATTTTAGTTCAAATGCTAATTGTGAAATTAGATCCGGTGCGATTAATCTTAACGGACCTAATTCACTGGTTATGAAATTAAGTGCGGGATCTGATGAGTTTAGTCAGGATATATATTCATCAACGCCATTCTATACAGGACATATACTTCTAGATGGTTCGGATTTTATAAATTTTAACGGTGCAGATGATCCGTTAATCCACCACTTTCACTCTGGACCTCAGAAGTTTATTCAAGATATACGTGTTGAATTTTTCTACATGAGCCATGGTCGTTTCATTCCATATGATTTTAGAAATCAAGATCACATCTTAAAGTTTGAAATTACATGCTCTACAGACAAATTAGAAGGACTACCCAAAGTCACCGATCCGGATTTAATGACGGCGGTCCTCGATGAGGAAGAATCTATAAACATACCAGAGGTAAAGAATGTTTATAGATGGAAACAGGAATACACTTATATCACATCAATTGTTATGTTAGGGTTATTCCTGACA